TTTGCTAATCCGCTGACCGTAGATAATAATGGTTTACAATATAACCAAGAGTCTGGCACAGATGCAGCAGGTTCTGCAATCACAGCTTTCGTAGAAACAGGTTTCTTTAATGGTGATGCAAATGGTGACAATGTTTATTTTATGAATAGAGTCATACCCGATGTAACATACAGCGCAGGCACTAGTTTAAAGTTTACTTTAAAAACAAAAATATATCCACAAGATTCTGAAATAACTAAAGGACCTTTTACTATAGCGAACACAGATACAAAGTTAGATATGCGTGCAAGAGGAAGATCTTTCCAAGCCAGATATGAATCAGATGCTACAGGTGTATCATGGAGACTTGGTACATGGCGAGCAGAAGGCAGAACAGACGGAGCTAGATAATGTCACTATACAGTAACCCAGCATACCCAGAACCTTCTTATAAAGAAAGAGCAGAAGGTAAGATAGATGTGAGAACATTTGACACATTGATACAAGTTTTAAAATTAAAAGATTATGCAGAAGAAAGTCCTCCTGTTAAGATTGCAGATCAAACGGAGCAAACTTCTATGAGTTGGTTTTTAAGTTAATGGCTATAGAATATAAAAGTAAAAAAGTAGATTTAACTACAACAAACAATACAACTATATACACATGCCCAGCAGAGACTAAGACTATTATTAAATCAATATTAATATCTGACGACTCTGGCTCAGGTGACACAGCAACTTTAACAATCACAGACGCTAGCTCTGCTGTATTTAGATTGAAGAAAGAAGCTGTGAGTGGTGATGCGACAGACGAGATCTTAACTAATCCACTAGTCATGGAAGCTACAGAAATACTAAAAGCCCAAGCTGTGACAGCAGGCAGGCTACATGTGATAGTAAGTTTAATGGAGGTAACGAGTGATACAAATAACCCACTATAATTTTGCCCGTGCCCCCCTTGTCAGAAAGGTACAAAAAAGGTATAATATTTAAATGCAAGTTGCAGGTCCAGTTCAATCAGGTGATATGGTGGTTAGGTCAGGTCAAGCTTCGCCAGGAATTACAGCACTTCTAGCAAAAGAATCTAGAAAACAGCGAGGCATATTTCAACTACCCCCTACAGAAGAACCACAAAAAGATTTTTATAATATGGCATTATCTAATGTACAAAACCAATTAAGAGGTGCGGCACAAACAGTTAATGCTATGGCACCAGAAGGTGAATCATTAGCTTATATTAACCCACAAGAAGCAGGCATACTTAAACTACTAGGTGGTTCAGGAGAGCCACAACCTGTAACAGGTATCCCTTCTTTTAGACCTCCTGGTAGAGGAGGAGCTTCTGATAGAAATCCTGGGTTTACAGGATCATACAGTCGACCAAAACCTAGCGGTGGCGGTGGAGGCGGTGGTAATAAAAATAAAGTAAATACAAATGTGCTCAGAGATTTAGAAGATGCCATGGCTGCTAAAGGAAAAGAGACTGGTGTCAAGATGGCTCCGCGAATCACAGAACCATCCGCGCCAAAACAAGATAAAGATAAAAAAGAAGAAAAAAGCTTTTTAGAAAAATTATTTGGTGGTAATGATGAAGTTAAAGGAATTCAAGCTGAGGTAGATGCAAAAATTGCAGAAGTAAAAAACGATCCTAACTTAACTAATTTTCAAAAGAATGAATTAATAAGACAACTTAAATTTGCTAAGAGCCCTGAAGGTAGACGAACAGGTTATAGCATGGGTGAGTTATCCAAAATGATAATGTCTGGTGTTGATCAAAAAAGATTAGGAAGTATTAGACTAGGTGGTAATGACGCTAAACAATTATTAAATGCAGGAATTATCTCACAAGAAAATTATGATGAAGCTTTGGGTCTTATTGAAAAGTATGGTCGTGGTGTAGTATTTGATCCTGTTAAAAAAGTTTTAAGAACCGCTCCTCCAACAGGAAAAGAATTTATAGGTGACATAGCTAGAGGTGCAGGAAGTATGCTAGAAAATTTACCTTTTATGAAAATTATTAAATCATTAGGTGGTGGTGAAGAATTAGAAAAACAACCTTCTGAAAGTGAATCAGAATTTCAAGACAGAGTCAATGCAATATTATCTGGATCAGGTAGTATTGGTGGTTTAGGTATGGACCCAGGTGCTGCAAGAGCAATGTATGGGCAAGATAAGATGTTTGATTACGCAGGACTCAATCAATCATTTTTTGATCCAGCTACACAGGGTATAGGATTCAATTTAAACACAGGTGAATTTGGCAAAGGCGCTACAATTGGAAAAGCGGCTTTAACTCCACAAGTTTCTGGAGCTATTGATCGTGTTATGAATCCTAAAAAAGGTGGAGGCGGTGGTGATAGTATGGTTCCGTCAATGCCAGATGGAGGAGATTTAAAACCTAAACCAGAAGAAGATTTACCATATTTTTCTTATCGCAGAAAAATACAACAACCTATGGATTACGATAGTATAATAGCAAGGGCATATCAAGGATCAGATGAACCGTTATTACAGAACTTTCAAGAAGCTTTAGCAGAAGCTAGAGAAAAAGGATTAGCATAATGTTAGATTTTTTATTCGGAACTAAACAAGCAGGACAAGATTCTACTACCCAAATAAAACTTCCAGAGTACATGGAAAAAGCTGCTGAGTCTTTAGTAGCAACTGCAGGTGATGTAGCAAAAGAAGATTTTATACCATACACAGGGGCTAGACTTGCTGGCTTAAGTAGTATGGAAGAGCAAGCAATCAAACAAGCACAAGCACAACGAGGCATTGGACAAACGCAACAAGGTAAAGCATACACAGCAGCGACCGCAGCGGGGGCACCCGCATTGACAAGTGTAGGTGACTACATGACTGACTACAACAAAAAAGTAGCAGACATTGCAGCCAGAGAATTAAGAAGACAAAATCAAATAAGTGATCAAGGCATAGCAGCTCAAGCCGCAAGTGCTGGAGCATTTGGTGGTTCACGTCAAGCTATATTAGAGGCAGAAAGCCAAAGAAATTTACAACAAGGTTTAGGTGACCTATATGCAAAAGCACAAGCTGATGCATATAACACTGCTTTATCAGCAGCACAACAAGATAGACAATCTCAATTACAATCAGCTTTAGGTATGTCTACAACAGCTGCTGCTCAACAACAAGCAGGTCAAGCAGATATCCAACAGCAAATGGGATTGGGTGGGTTACAGAGAGGAATGGATCAACAAGCTCTCGACTTAGGATACTCTACATTTATGCAAGAAAGAGATTATCCAAAACAACAATTAGGATTCTACTCAGATATTTTAAGAGGAGTTCCAACAGGTGAGACCAGACAATACACAGGTCCAGCAGTACAACAACCAAGCTTATTCTCACAAGCAATGGGTCTTGGTATTCAAGGATTAGGAGTAGCGGCAAACTTAGGTTTCCAACCGTTTGCATAGGAGTTAATATGGCAAAATCATCATATCATCAAAAACTTTATCCACAGTTATACGCACAAAATTTATCACCAGGACAAAGATTAGCTATGACGGGAAGCGGTATTGGTCCTATTTTACTAAGTGAATTAGAACCAGGTGGAAAGTACGGTGGTAAAATTACTTACCCAGGGGCAACTGGTACAGGATTTGATCCATTAGGTTTAATGACACCTGGTGGTAAAGGAACAGGTTTAGATCTAACAATTCCTGTAATGACAGAAGAAAAAACTCCAGAGACCCCAACAGGCGCAGATGATCGTGGTATGATTATTCCCACATCTATTGCTGATGATGATGATAGACCAACAATGCCAGCTACAGGTATGACTATCCCAAGTTCTGCATACATGGATGAAGAAGATGAAGAAGGCAGACCAAAAGGTTTGTTTAGTTTTCTTGATGGTGTTGAATTAGATGGTGATGCTTTAATTAAAGCAGGTAGAGCTATAGAAAAAGGCGAAGGTCTTGGTGGTGCTATCGAAGCATACAATGATGAAATGAAAGCTAATCAAGCAGCAGAAGTAGCAAAGCAAGAAAAAGAATACGATAGAAAAAGACAAGAAAGATTAGATGAATTAGATATGGCTGTGCAGGAAAATGAAATTGCATACAAACAATCTCAGATGACAACAGACGATCAAAAATTAGCACAAGATGCAGCTATTGCAGAAGCAGCAGCAAAAGGTATACCACTGGATAGTACAGAATTTGCAGCAATATTATCTAACAAACTTGATATGATTCTTGAAGGTAAAAAGAAAGAAAACTATTTAACTATACCTGGTTTACAAGAAGGGGTAGTTCTAAACACATTAGGTCTTGGCGAATATGGAGATCCTTTAAATACTTCAGCGGCTAATCAACTACAAGGTGGCGGACAAGTTACTGGACAGCAAATTGTTAACGCTTCAGATTTATTAGACAAGTAAAGAGTTTAACTCTTGAATACACGCAAGTGTAACAAAAAATTATGGCAGAAGATAAAATAGAATATAAAGCACCTACTGAAGCACGTATACAATCTATAATTGATTCCGCAGTAGAAAAATATACTGCACCATCTTTAGCCACTCAACTTTCCCAAACGGAACTTACAGGAGATCCTGTAGGAACAACTTCTCAATCCCAAAAAGTAAAATATGTTAGAGTAGACGAAGACGCTCCTTTAATAGCCGTTCCTGAAGATGCTACTGATGATCAGATGCGTCAGATATTAAAAAATCCAGAACTAGAAAAACGTTTTTTTGATCAAGGCTTTATCTATAGATATGGTGTTGGTGCAGAACGATACAACAATCCAGATGACTTAAATGATACTGCTTTTATGAAAGGTCTCAAAGGAGGCTGGCATGGTCTTAAGACTATAGGAGCGGGGGCACTCGGAACGATATTTGATTTAGTTGGGTTAGAAGGTTTAGAAGAAGCTACCAATGATGCCATACAAAGGTATCAATTAGAAGGTCAAGCTAAGCAATACATTGAAACAGATGATGGTGAAATAGTGCCATTCAGTACATCCATTGAAGAAATAATGGGTTCTGAAACTAGGTTTAAAGATTTCTATAAATGGTTAACTTATAATGTAGGACAAGGTCTTGTTACTACAATTCCAATAATGGCGGCTAGTTTTATCAATCCTGCGGCTGGTGTAGGTATGGCTTATGGTATGGGTGTTGGTGATTCTAGAATAGCACAACTAGAAGCTACTGGTTTTGATAAAGCGAACGCTGGCATGTCTTTAGCATTAGGTGTACCGTATGCATTAGTAGAAAGATACTTTGGTGCAGGCTACAACATTGGAACATTGTTAAAAAATATGAGCAAAGAAGGTGGGGTAGAGGCTGTTAACAAAGCTATAAATCAATCTACATCTTCTATCATTGCTAAGTCTATTGGTAAAACAGCAGTAGGTGAAGGTATAGCAGAAGGTTCACAAGAAGTAATTACATCCACAGGTGGTGCTATTGAAGGAGCTACATATAAAGGTCAAGATATTAAAGCTTCTTTAGCTGACTTATATACAGATAAAAACTTCTGGAAACAAGTAGGTGAATCTGCTGCAGCAGGTGCTGCAGGTGGTGGTCCTTTTGGTATTATAGGTGGTGTGGCTACAAGATCTCAGATAAAAGATATTAAGAATGTAGATCTAGGAGCATCAGCAGAACAAAAAAATGTTGTAGATGATAATGAAGTCAAAGCAAAGTTTGGTGATGATTATAAAGATTTTACTTTTACAAGAACTGGTTATGGAGAAACTTTAGATAGAAATGGAAAACCTGTATTAGATAAAGATGGTAATCCTATACCACCTGTATATAAAATTGCTGGTGTATACAATGTAGGTGGTAAGAAAAAGTTAGTATTAAAAAATACTGTACCAGGTGCAGGTAATACTTTTGAAGAAGTAGACTTTAATAACATTGGTCAATTAAACCCTATAAAAAAATCTGTTAAAACTAAAAAAGAAAAAGATTTAAATCCTGAAACAGGCGCAGTTATTGATGACACTCCTATATCTGATAAGCTTGGTTTCGAACAAATAAATGTAAAACCTTTAACACAAAAGCAAAGACAAAAAGCTATTAAAGTTTTAAAAAGCAGAGGCTATACAGACAATGCTATTGATATGCTAGAAAGCACAGGACCTAGAGCATTGTTAATAGAAGCAGAAAGTCAAGATTCTCAAAACTATATATCACCAGAAGAAACAGTAAGACTAGGTGAGTTAGGTTATTTACAAGAAACAACAGATGGTACTTTTACTCCAGAAGTTCCTAGAGGTGGTAGAAAATCTATATACACCGCACAAAAAATAAATGAGATATTAAACAATACTGCTACAGAAAGAGGTACGGGCAAGACAGTTGGCAGAGCTTTACTAGATGATATATTAGAAAACAATATAGAAAATAAAACTACTAGGGTTGGTAGAGAACAGGTCGGTGTTACACCCGCGGTGCCCCCTCGTAGTCAAGAAGAGATTGTAAATAATTCAGATGAAAAAATAGCTAGTCAATTATCTAAAATAGGCGATGACTTAAGAACTAAGAAACTATCAGACAAACAACGTCAAGATATTGTAGAGGCTAGAGATATATTAAACGAAGCCTCTGGTGATGTAATGTTTGAACCTGCTATTGATAGAAGATATAAGATGGAATCTTTAGCAAATAGAATAGGCGCAGGGGGCACGCCAGCCGCAATCACAGGATACGAAAAAGCTATACAAGGGTTAAGAAATAGAAAAGGTATTACAGAAGAAGATCGTGCGCAACAAATAAAATCATTCCAAGACAGAATATCCATTGCTGAAAAAGAGTTACGAGACTTCAATGTTTTATATACTTCTTTTGGTTACAAACCATTAACACGTGACCAATTAAATAGAATAAAAAGTAAATCATTTCCTAATAGAAAAGGTATTGCTGCTACCTATCAAGGCACACCAGAAACTCCTTTAACTAAAATAGTAGAAGTATGGGAAGCTGAACCCGATGCGAAAACAAAAGAGATTAATGAAAAGCAAAGACTTATAAATGCTAACATGCTTAACGCCAGATTGAATCAAACTTTCTTAGGCACTATAAGCAACACTTTCTGGAATATGAATGGAGGTTTTCCTGGTAATAAACCAGCAGCCAATGCAGAGTTAGCTGTTATGTATATGAAACCTGGTGTTTTTAATCAATTAGCTTTAAGAGAACCAGACTTAACAATGGCAAGACAACTGCAAAGACAAATTGCTTTTGCCAGAGAAAGTAGTAATGGTATAACGCCTCCTTACTTAGAGTTGCAAATAGATAGGCAAGAAGGCAAAGCTCCTTTGGTTACTGTACTAAACCACGAAGGGCGCGGTAGAGCTAATTGGGCTGGTGGTTTGAATCCAGAAAAACCTATTCCTGTTATGATTAAAGTAACAGAAAAAGGTAAAATGTATAGGAATAATAGAATTGCTGATGGTGATAGTTTTCAAGAAGTAAGGGATTTAGTATTTAGAAATCCAGCAACTGTATACGAAAACGAAGCTATGTATAAAATGGATAAGCTTCCTGAAGATGAAATAAATTCTTATAATCCTAGAATATTTAGTAAAAAAGAAGTTCCTATTGTAGGATTTATCCATGATACTGATACCAAGTTTGGTCCTATATTTAGAGATCAAGACCCGTACAATCCGTTTGGTTTAGACGTAGCCATGATGAATGAAGTTAATCCTCGTTTTACGCAACAGTTTACAAAAAGCATGCCTCGTGTGTACATGGCTCTTAGAAATGAATTAGATAGATTAGGTTTATCATATGTAAATTTAAGTATTGTTAATAGGTGGTTAGATAATTCTAGAGCTAAAGGCAAATTTACAGTGCATCAAGACGTAATGACGCAAGCTATAAACATGACCAAGCCTCAAATAATATCAGTATTAAATAGTCCTAAAGGTGAGTACGGTGGATTAAAAACTACTATGAACTCACAAATGGCTACTTTAAGACATGAAGCTATGCACGCTATGATTCAGAGTGGGTTCTTTACAGATAAAGAATTAAAAATGCTAAAAGATTATTCTAAAAAAGTTTGGATAAATAAATATAATATTAAAAATACTTACTCTGGACAGCCAAATGCTTCTGAAGAACTATACATAGAAGAAGGTATAACATTTGCTTTTGCTGATTACATGGCTAACAAATACTCAGCTAAAGGTTTATTAGCTCAAGTGTTTGAAAGAATGAAAGCTTACTTAATGGCTCTTGGAAATGCTTTACGAGGATTAGGATTTACTACAGGTAATGAAATATTTAATCAAATAGATCAAGGCATGTTTGCTGAAAGAGTAGCAGAATATAAAAGGTTACAACAAAATAATATACGTTTAAACAACAGCATATTAGCTAAAAAATATGGCAAAGCAAAGTTTGAAACACAAGTAACATTAGCTTTTGGCAGTTTATCTGATGCTCCTATAAGTCAATCTAATTATAAAAACAGTTTAGAATATATTGACGAACCTTCGTCTCCAGATATAGATGCGTATATACCAGGAAATAGACAAACCCTGAGAAAAGAATTTAGGGAAATGCAGAATGATATTAAGTCAGAAGCTAACGAAGAGGCGCGTGGTGTAACTAGTGAAAAAGGTTTAGGTACTCTTGGTAGAATATTTTCTCACGCAAGAATATGGGCAAAGAAGTATCCAATATTCGAAAGATTATATACTGCAGTTCATTTAAGAGATCAAAAGACTAGACAATTACAAAGTCTATTTTTGGAAAGATTACAAACATATTTAAAAGTTATGCGTAATCCAACTGCTGCAGGTTTATTAACTAAGGCTATGGAAATATCACAACAAGTTCCAGGTAGGTATAGAAAAAATGAAAATGGTCAAATTGTTTTTGTTGCTGAGCGTGATGGTGATGGCGCAGATAGTACAGTAAAAGCTGGTGATGTTATAGTATTAGATGGTGAAGTGGCTGATGCTTATGAAAGTGCAATGGAAGCAGTGCAACTTATGCATTCAGAAATTGTTAGAGGATTATTAGGAAACGAAGTATCAAAAGAATTACTTGGTGATGCTATAAATTTTATAACAAGCAATGCTGGAATAAACATGGGTATTGCTTTAAATGAAAAAACATTTTTAAATGGTACTAAATCTATTTCAGAATTAACTGATAAAGATTTTGAAAATTTAAGTTATGAAGATATATCTCAAATAACCACAGCTATAAAAAATTTACAAGAAGTCATTGCAGATAACCCAGAAGTTTTAGCTAATCAAGGTATTACTACCGAACAAGCTACCGTATTAAATTCTACAATGGCTAGGATACTAGGTAGATTAGATGAGGAGGGGGCACCTGGAACAGGTATGCTTGCCTTAACTGCTGAGCTTAAGAAGTATGATGACTTTAAGAAAACAGACTATGTTCCGCTGCAAAGACACGGCAGTCACTTTATTGTTGTTAAAGATAAAGAAGGTAAAGTTATTGAATATAGAATGTTTGAAAAGCGAAAGTATTCTATAACTACTTTAGATGAAGAAAAAGATGTAAGAGCTTCGTTGGAAACTAAGTATCGTAACAACCCAGATGTGACAATATCTGAAACCAGACCAGTAAATATAAATGAATTACGTTCTGCTGTACAAGCAGATTTAGCTAACATAGATGCAGCTGCTGGCATGCTATCTGATACTAACAAAGAAGCTTATAACGAAATAAGAAAAGAAATAGAAACTATTTTAAACAAAGGCACAAATATGACTAATGGCACTGTAGGTGGATTTAGTGTTTTTGTAACACCTCGTAAACAACAAGGTGGTGTTCCAGGATTTAGCACAGATTTCACAAGATCACTGACTCAATATGGTTTAGCTTCTAGTTCTTTTGCAGCCAATAACAGATTTAATCCAAGCATTTCTAAAGCATATAGAGATACCCAAGATCCTACAAAAAATCCAGATACTACTTTACAGAAAGCTTCTAAAGAGTGGTGGGAATATGTACAAAATCCTAAACACGAGCTAGCAGGTTTGAGAAGATTAGGTTTCTGGTATTACCTAGGAGGTAACGTATCTTCAGCTTTACTACAGTTAATGAGTGTCGTGCAGTTTAGTGGTCCTATATTAAGTACTATATCTGGCAAGAGACAATCCGCTGCATTTGAATTGTCCAAAGCATTTAAAGATGTTATGAAAATGTTAAATTATAATGGTAGAAGGTATGAAGATGTTTTTATAGATTTTGATAAACTGCCAGAAGATGTAAGAGATGATGTTATAGCTGATGTATTTGGTGGTGTAATAAAACAAGGTATGGCAATGCACGAAGCTGGTATGCCTCAAGGTCGTGGCGCTGTTAGTAGAAATCAAATATTACAAAGAAATATTAGAACTTTTGAAAACACTGTTATTGGTGGTATTTTTAATACAATGGAAACAGTAGCAAGATTGACTGCTTACATTGCTACGCATAGGATGATGCAACAGACTGATGCTGTAGAAAATGCTACTAACTTTTTCAAAAATGATGCTGATTTCCAATCAGCTTTAAAAAGAAATAATGGTGTGGCTACACCTAGAATGATAGCTACTCAAATGATTGAAGAAAGTTTCGGTGTTTATGGTAAATTAAATAGACCAAAATATATGAGAGGTTGGGGTTCTGTATTTTTCTTATTCCAAACTTATATAAGTCAGATGTTTAGTTTAATGGCTAGACTAGCTACACGAAATGGTACAGCAGGTAAGGTTGCTTTATCTAAGATATTAATAATGATAGCTATAACTGGTGGATTGTTAGGATTACCTGGTATGGATGAAGTGGCTTGGTTAAGAGATCTAATGCGTAAAAGTGTTTCGGGAATAGACGGTGATTCAAGAGCAGAGTTTAGAAAAATGTTAAATGAAGTAAGCGGACCTAAACTTGCAGAATTTTTTGAGAATGGTATGTTCAATGCGCTATTTAACGTAGACGTACAAAGAAGATTATCTTTCGGTAATGTTCCTGGATCTGCACAAATGCGCGCTATCTTAGGAATGATGGGATTTCCTACAGGTGCAAGAGCTGAGGAATTTTTAGGAGCACCAGGCGCTATACTATTCCAAAACTCTAGAAACTTTTTTGGTGCTTATAATAGAACAGGGGAGTTTCCTTTACAAGAATTTTTATATGCTGTGACCCCTACATTTATAACTAACTATGTAAAAGCTCTTGACGTAGCTGCAGATGGTAGAGTTGAAAGTAGATATGGTACAGTTTTAACAGATGATGCTACTGTATATGATGCCTTCTTACAAGCACTAGGTTTTAGTCCTACTAAAGTTTCTAAAGAAAGAGAATTATTAAGATTAGAAAAATTAAATGCTGGAAGTAATTCTATATTACAAAGCAGATTCAATGCTAGAGTTACTGATGCATATAAAACAATATACAGTGGTATGATTAATAAAAGTTTTGCAGAACAAAGAGAAGGACAATTAAAATTATATAAAATTTTACAAGATTTATTTAAACACAACGCCTCTCAAGATATAGGTGGTCAAATAATTATTGACACTAATAGACTATCCCGAGAGGCTTTAAAAGATTTACTAAAAGAATACAGGTTGCTGACATCTTCTAAAAAGGCAATACCTAATAATGTAGAAGCTGCTGCAAACTTGGGTGTTCCTTACTTTAACACAGCCAACTAACCCACTCTTTAGACTTAGAACCTTTCGGCTCATCAACTACTACAGGAACTTGGAATGTTACCCCATATTCTGGGTGTGTAAACCATAGTGCTTGTTGTGGTCGCTCTGATGTAAATCTATTTGAGTAAGCATACTCGTCATATCCTTTAGTAGATCCATTGACAATAGTACCTTTTAAGGATATATACTGGTGGTAGTGTCCAAGTAATACGTAGTCAATAGTCTTATTTCTATTGTGGTATTCTTGTTTAATCTTCTGCACACCACGGGCTATCGGTCCAAGCATACCCACAATTCCCGTGCCCCCTGCCACACCGAGACGATCTCCATGTGTCAGTAAGTAGTTAACACCATAGACTTTGTATACTGTATCAAAGCCTGTAGGTATTTGGAACTGTATGCGCTTGTCATTTTTAAAATGTCTAGCCAATAGATTATATAGCATCCAATCATAGTTAGTTTTCGCGGCTTGTTTGTGGCGATATTGCTTATAAGTTCTGGAGTGATTACCATAGGTACAAGGTACAAATACTTTACCGAAAACTTTAGCAAATCTTTCTAATGCCCATGTCATATTATCTAGCAGATCTAGAACATGCTCTATATTAGTGCCATCATTGTTCTCTGCCAGTTCGTCATGGATATCGCCAGATATCATATCGCCACCCAAAGCACAGACCAATCCTGGATATTTAGGATTGACCATGTGATTCGTACATAAGTCAATAGTAGTTTCTACTACGTTCTTAAATCTTTTTAATGCTATCTCTCTATCATATTTATTAATACCATTAACCGCTTGCTCATCTACAACTTCACCCCAGTGAAAGTCAGATAAGAATATAGTAGGTACACCTGGTGCACCTTTGGCTGGTGTATTTTTAGTTAACCATTTTGGCGGCTTGGCTACATGTGTCTCAGCTTTTATAAGACTATCTTTTAATTTTTGATGCGCCAAATTTTCTTTGGCTAATACTTCTACTTTCTTTTTAAGTTCCCGAATTTCTGAGTCATGTTCATACTGTTGTTCTATTAATGCTGCTTCAGCATCGGGGGGCACCACTGTGGGTTTGATACCCTGTAGTTGTGCTTGTTCTATTCTTTCTAGTAGTGTAGTTCGTGGTATGCCTAGCTCTCTAGAAGCTGCGGCTTTGTTACCTTTGTTATTAATTACTGCATTCAATGCATCAATTAATATTATTTTTGCTGTTGTTTTACCCATGATATTCTCCTGTAATTGTGGTATATTACCATTAATTTTACCTATTGTCAAGCAAATTGTGTTGTGATATAATAATCAAATGATCAACACAGATGCAATAGTAATGACAGCCCCTGTTGTTAAAATAGGTGGCGATGCGGTTAAAGTGGAAGAGTCCTCTGAGTCTGAAGAATCTTCCAAAAAATAAGGAAGGTATAAATGTCCAAATATTATAATCCAAGAATAGGCGCACCAAGTGGAACTAAACCAAGTGCACCAACAAAGAAAAAAGGCAGTAAAGCAAAAGGTGGCAGAGGCGGACCTAGTAAAGCTGTTATAGCTCAGACTAATCAAACTAAAAACAAAGCTAAAAACACCAACCCAAGTAAAGCTAAGGGCGGAAGTAAAGCAGATATTGCTAAGAAGAATCAAGAAAAAAATAAATCTACTCAGCAAGGTAAGAATGTTTCTGGTCCAAAAAATAAAGCACCACAATTTGATTCAGCAAAAGGTGGAGGCAAAACTATAAACACCAACCCAAGTAAAGCTAAGGGTGGTAAAGGTGGACCAGGAAAAGTAAAAGAAAATAAAGAACCTAAATCTTTTAATGAAGCGTTTAAGAAAGCTAGAAAAGAAAAAGGTAAAGATTCTACTTTTACTTACAAAGGCAAATCCTATAGTACAGTAACTATGGATGATGTAAAAGCTGCTGGCTTTGATACTTTAAAAGAATATTTAAATAATAAAAAGAAAAAGTAATGCCAGTAACTAGGGCTCAAATGTACCAACAAATAAAGTCTGGTACTAAGAAGAAGCCCCAGAAGAAAAAGTTTTCTACTCCAGGTTCTAAAGCTAGAGCCAGAGCAGAAAGAAAAAAGAAAGCTATACTATCACAGATGCGAGGCGAAGGCGGTCCTAAGCAGAAGGTGGTAATGAGAGGATTTGTAAAAGCGTTATATGAAAAGTTCAAAACCAAAAAGTAAATCCACTGTAAATAAAGCAGGTAATTATACTAAACCTGGTATGCGTAAAGCTTTATTTAATAGAATAAAAGCTGGCGGAAAAGGCGGAGCTCCTGGTCAATGGTCAGCGAGAAAAGCTCAGATGTTAGCTAAACAATATAAGGCTAAAGGCGGAGGTTATAAAGGATGAAAATAATTAAAAAGTTTATTTGCAAATTGTTTCATATAAAACAATGCGAATGTACAAAACCTAAAAAGAAAAAGCAAAGGAGAATGTAATGCCCGCAGGTAAAGGAACATACGGAAGTAAAAAAGGAAGACCACCAGAAAATAGAAGAGGATTCGGTAGTTTAGCTCCAGTTAAACCACCTAAGAAAAAGGGAAAACCAGAGACAGGTAAAAAAGTAAAACCTAGAAAACCTGGTACTCCTAGAACTGGCAATGGTAAACCTATGACCCCTGTTAAAAATGGCAACGGTACTAAAGGTAAATTAACTGCTGCTCAAAAAACTCTTCCAGAGTTTTTACAGAAAAAGATAAAGGCTGCTAAAAAGAGAGGCTAATGCCTAAGACAAAAAGGCAGAGAAGTCTAACGGCTTGGACTAAACAGAAATGGAGAACCAAATCTGGTAAGCCCTCGACACAAGGACCTAAAGCTACAGGTGAAAGGTATTTACCTAGCGCTGCTATAAAGTCTTTATCATCTAGCGAATATGCTGCAACTACTGCGGCAAAAAGAAAGGCTAGAGCACAAGGCAAACAACATGCCGCTCAGCCAAAGAATATAAAAAAGAAAACAAAAAGATTTAGGAAGGTATCATAATGTTTAACTTATTAGTAGGACCTCTGACATCTTTGATAGGAGATACAGTCAAGGGGTTTGTCGAGACTAAGAAAGCAAAAGCGGACTTAGCTTTGACAGAAATAAAAGCACAGAAAAGTTTAAAGGAACAACAGATCGCAGGGAAGATTTCGTGGGAAGCTTCTGCTGTAGATCAAATGAAAGGGAGCTGGAAAGACGAGGTAATTTTACTAGCCCTGTTAATTCCAGCAGTGTTAGTCTTCATTCCTGGATGGACACCACATATCAAAGCAGGATTTGAAGCACTACACAGTTTACCAGATTATTACAAACATCTATTATATATTGCTTGTTCTGCAAGTTTTGGTATCAAAGGCGCTAAAGGTGCTATGGGGTTACTGTCTAAAAATGGCTCCAAGAATACCTAGAAAGAAAGGACAACCTGTTGGTTCTAAAAAACATTCAGACTTATATACAGACGAAAATCCAAAAGGAACGATCAAAGGACTCGGATTCAAAGATGCCGTATCGGCTAGAAATAGCGTGTCTAAAATTCGTAAAAGCGGTAGAAGCCATGCTCACAAAACTCAAGCAGCTATCGCAATGGAGCAGCGAGCTCGCGCTGCGGGTAAGTCTGGACCCGCTTCTATTTATAGAAAATTTATTGAAGCACAAAAGAAAATCACAAAAAGACGAGCACGAAAGTAACTGGGGAATAGGAGGCAGATAATGTTTGAAAGTCTTAAGGAGAGAATAAAAGAACACGAGGGATTTAGAAATATCGTATACAAGGATAGCTTAGGATTTGCTACCATAGGATATGGTCACCTCGTTACAACGGAGGATAACTATGAAGAAGGTATTGAATATAGTATCGAAGAATTGGAAGCCGTTTTTGAAGATGATTTTGAAAGCGCCTGTCGCTCTGCTGAGTTGGTCGCTGACAATTCTGATATCAATCTTGACGAGCATCCAGAATGTGTTAAAGAAGTTCTTATAGAAATGGTATTTCAGCTAGGTGTTGGAGGTGTCAGTAAGTTTAAAAAATTCTTAGCAAACTTATCGACCAAGACCTATCACCTAGCAGCGGATGAAATGCTGGACTCGCGTTGGGCAAAGCAAACCCCCATGCGTGCAGAGAAACTTTCTTATATAATAAGGCAACTCGCCCACTAGAATGTCGTTTCTAGTAGCAAACGTACCACCCACAAAAGTATATGTAAAAAAGCAGTATCTCTATGACCTCGAGAGGGGGCACGGAGAATTTGTTGAGGGCTTATGGGTTACCTGTAAGTCCATTGAGGGTCGTGCGTTATATTTTGAAACATATTTACCAGAGTACGGTGCTTTATACGATAAGCTACCTATATCTGCTTTTGTATCTGAGCCTACTGATTTAGATCTAGGTCTAGAAGAACTACAGTTATGGGATGCTTTTAGCTATCACATGACTGTGATTACAAAGGCTAGTATTGCAGGGTGTAAAGCTAAGTATTTAGCTCCGTCTAAAAAGTGGTATGGTGGTGAGTATTTATTTACAATAGATAATTGTCACTCAGATGTGAACACATTGAATAGCGGGTACTCAGAGATACCCGAGGAACATAAGTCATTTAATATATTAGGTTTAGATAATAAGCATTTTGCTGCTCAACCAAACAATCGTTGTCTGTTCTACGACAAATCATTAACCCCATCTAAATTAAAAACACCAGACTTTAAAGTATCTACTATTGAATATAATGTAGAGACTGAAAGTAAGTGGACTGCGGGTGATGATACTGATTTCTTTTATGGATTAGAAGAACAAAGCTAGGCAATAAGCCTAGCCTATTCCTCTTAACAATTATTTCTCTACGATTCTGTGAACGTTTGGAAATGATTTGTTTCTATTGTAGAAGCTTAATGCCCACTGCCAGTCTTCTTTGTACTCGGCTCTGCAGTAATCTTCTAATGAGTCTCCGTCTGTTTCTTCTTTGTTAAAAAAGTTTAGACACTTATTAACAAATGAGTTAGTTACGGAGAAAGTTCTTGGGTATGCCATAGTTTCTCCTTTGTTGATATCTCAGCCAAGGCTCTCCAGTAGTCCTTGTCTTTGATTGGGAGTCTATCAAACTTATATCTAGAAGTCAAGGATTTATTGCTGAACAACAGATATAGCTTTTTTGCAAACCTATCATACTTTGTTGAATGTGGATAGTTATGTTTGTTTTTCATGTGTCTCCAAAAGAAAAGGGCTAACCCTAAGATCAGCCCTTTGTACGGTTGTGGAAGTGGTTCCCCAAACTGTTTCTAAATATTGCATCTAGAAGAAGTAAGGTTCTTTGTGCCCCCCTGTCTCCGTTGTTAGTGTCATTATATCAAATGATATAAGATTTGTCAAGAGGTAAATGCATCACTCCAATCTCCTTGAACTGCTCCCTTTGCATACTCAGTCGCTCTTGTTTCAAAGAAGTTTTCGTGTGCCTGCCCATTAACAATATAGTCCACCCACTCAAGTGGATTCTCTTTAACTCCGTAGTTAGGTTTTAAACCTAGCTGAAGTAATCTTCTGTCTGCCATGTAGTGTATGTAGTTCTTAACTTCTTGTGGTGTTAGTCCTTGAACTGGTCCTTGTTCGAATGCCAGGTCAATAAACTTTTCTTCAAGAGTTACCATATCCCTACATATATCGTAGAGTGACTTCTTAAATTTATCATTCCAGATATGTGGCTTCTCATCTAGTACGGTATGTAAAAGTTTAATCATGTTTTCAACATGGTGGTTCTCATCACGTATTGACCATGCAACTATCTGCCCCATGCCTTTCATCTTACCAAACCTTTGAAAGTTTAATAACATAATGAATGAACCAAACAACTGTAAGCCTTCACCAAATGCAGAGAACACAGCCATATCTCTTATGATCTTCTGTTCTTCCGTGCCCCCTTTGCTTTC